AATGAAATTATTATCAGGTTAATAAAAAATATTTCTCGTGATTCTAACAGACGTATTCTTGTCATAGTTAATTATATTGAGCATGGTAAGTTATTACAGGGAATGCTTATTCCTTTTGGAGTATCTTCTGTATTCAACTATGGAGGTAAATCTATAAGCTATCTTTCAGAGAATGGTGAACATAAAGAGGTTTCAGAAGAAAAGTTATTTGATATGTTTGAAGCTGGTGAATTTAAAGTCCTTATAGGGTCGGCTATTTACGATGAAGCTATAGACATTCCGTTTATTACTGATTTGATTCTTGCAGCAGGAATGAAAGTTCCAAGACGGCAGTTACAGAGAGTGGGTAGAGCTTTACGGAAAACAATTGACAAGTATTCTGTGAGAATTTTTGATTTTCAAGATAATCAATCTCGTGTAACAGCAAATCATTCACGGGCACGTTTTAAAATGTATAATTCTGAAGGTTTTGAAGTAACTACTGACATACCTCTTTATTTACTTGAAAAATGAAAGGAGAATATTTTTGTGGAAGCTAAATATAAGTTTGGATTAGAATTTCAGAAATCTCTTGTTGCACTAATTTTGCAAGATCAATCTTTTGTTAAAAAATATCGTGATGTGCTTAATCCTTCTTATATTGAAAATGAACATTTGCAATATCTTGTTCGTGTAATTTTGTCTTATTTTGATAAATATAAGCAAGTGCCTTCTATTTCAGTTGTCCAGGATATTGTTTCTAGTTCTGGTTTGTCTTCTAATGTTATCAATGCCTTATTAGACATTATTAAAGAAGCTTCAGAAAAGAATGTAAAGGACCGTGATTTTATTATAGATAATGTAGTGAAGTTTGGTAAAACACAGGCGGTAAAACTTGCATTAGCAAAGGCAATTGAACTTTTGCGGAATGAAGGTAATCTTCAAGATATACCGAAATTGATTGATAAAGCTTTGCTTGTAGGCTCTTCTTATGATTGTAGCTTGGATTTTGTAGATGGTGTTCTCGAATTACCAAATTTGCTTAAGAAGGATAGTGCATATACTAAATTTCCAACTCCATGGCAGACTATAAACAAGAAGATGTGTGGTGGAGTTGGTCCAGGCGAATTGGTTTGTTTAATAGGCGGAACAGGTTATGGTAAATCTGTTACTTGTGTTGAGATAGCTGCATCAGCTGCTTTATTACGTGTACCTGTCTTATACGTTACTTTAGAGCTTCGTGAAATAGATGTGTTATTGAGACTTGCGAGTCGTATATTTGATATACCTGTTGGTAGTCTTGTATCAAACTACCATTCGCATTTAGAAGTTATCAGAAATAAACTTATAGAAAGAAATTTGCTACGTGTTTCTTATTATCCTGTTAAGTCTATAGATGTAAATGATTTACGTTATGCAATAAATGCTTTGCGGAGTTCTAAAGGATTTTCACCTAAGGTCATCATAGTAGATTATCCCAGAAGAATGAAACTTTATGGTACAGATATGTATCAAGCTTTAGGTGATATTTTCGATGACTTGATAAATTTAGGTCAGGAAAATGAAGCGATTGTTGTAGCACCTACTCAAATGGGCAGGTCTAATTATCGTTTAAGTGAAGCTGATATGGATAGTGTTTCTGATTCCTGGCTTCAAGTTGCTAATGCAGATTTAGTTTTAGTTATGAGACAAACAATACAGGAGAGAAAACAAGGGATTGTTAATTACTGGGTTGCTAAAGCACGTAGAGGTGGTGATACCTATAATGTGAAATGTGCAATAGACTATGAAAGATGTAAAGTTATCGAACTTACAGAAAATTCTGAGTAGTCCCAGAAAAGAAACTTCTGGTGATGAAGTAAGATATTGTTGTCCTTTTTGTTCTGATAGGGGTAAAACTCCTGATACAGATTATCATTTATATTTGAACAAGAAGACGCATTTTTATTTTTGTCACAGGTGTGGAGCTTCTGGAAGAGCTGTTAAGAGTGATGTAGATTACTCTCAGGATACTTTAGGAGACTTGAGCAAGAAACTTTTTTCTATAGATAATACAGAAGAAGCTGAACTTAATGAAGATGAACGAATAGTCTATCCTGTAAATTTGCCAGATAATGAGCCTATTGCTAAAGGTAGTCCTGCTTTTGAGTATTTAGAAAGAAGAGGAATTTCACAAGCTGATATAGATTTTTGGGATATTCGTTTAATGCGTCATTACCCTTACAATCGTATTTTGTTCCCAGACTATGTTGGTACTACTCCTGTATACTGGGTTTCAAGGTCTTATGTACCTTTAGACAAATCTCCGAAGTATATCAATGGTGGGCAAGCTTATTATTGTAGCAACTGTAGAGATTTTGTTAAAATTGTAGTTGATGGTCTTTGTGGCGTATGTGATTTTCCTGTGAAGGATTTAAATTCTAATGCACGTAGTCGTGGTTATATTTTCGGTCTTTATCGTCGTATAGAATCAGGTTGTTTGACTAATTCTTACATCACAGTTGTAGAAGGCATTATTAGTGCAATACGAGCAAGACACAATTCTGTAGCTACTCTGGGAAAACTTATTACTAAAAGGCAACTTGAGTTACTTGCTTCTCTTGCTAAGAAATATAATTGTGAGATAGTTTTATCTCTTGATGGAGATGCTTTACAGGAAACTATAAAGTATGCTAAATATTTTTCAGAGAATGCTTGTAAAATTTCAGTTGTTCTTTTTGAGAGGGAGCAAGATGACCCAGCTTCGGTGAAAGATTATGATAAGCTATTTAATAATCGTGTACGTATCAATAGTTCAATAGACTTGTTAAATCTTAATCTCTGTTATAAGGTTTCTTAGAATGAAAATTAGACTTGAACGATATCGAAAGAATAAAAAAGACTTTGTAGAGATAGAAGTTACAAAAAGTAGAAATATCTCTAAAAGTAGTTCTTACATCAATAAAAATAGGTTAGAGAAAGAAGCTCTTTATCCATTTGACTTGTTAGGTTTTTCAGTTTCTCCTGCTTTTCTTCGTTTTTCTTCAGTAAGAAATCCTGTGGTTCCTTTACAGGAAAAGTTAGGTATTAAGATTTTGTTTGACAAAAATATTTTAGAAATTTAATTTTAGCTTAATTAAGTAGTTTTGTAACAAGTAAGAGATGAAGAAAAGGTTAAATCTATTAAAAGAATCTGAAGAGTGTTATGTAGTAAGAAAGTCGCATTGGTTTGTACTTTTTGAAGATTCTTATGATAGCGAACAGATTGCATTAGAAGAGATTGCAGAGAGATTTAATATAAAGCTACAGTGGACAGATGATATGCGAAGTTTTAAGAATCTTATTTTGGTTAAAGCCTATTTGGTTGGGATTGAAAAGGATTTAAAAACTTTTTTAGAAGAAGTCGATAGCTGACAAAAAGTTTATTACAATAAAATGACTAAAAGCAAAAGGAACAGATTCTACTTTTTGAAAATTAGAAAGCAGTGGTTGATAAATCCGTGTGAAAGAATTCATTCTACAAAAAAGGGGAAGCGTGGTTATGATAGACAGAAATTTAAGCGAGATTGGAAGAAAGACGAAGATTTTAGCTTTTAATTTAATATTTTTGCAAAAATTTTTTTACATTTTTTACAAAATAAGAGTGTTAGGAAGACTTTCGCTTATAGAATAGCTGAAATTTTTTTGTATTGCATTATAAAAAGTTTTTAGGCTTAAGCAAAGGAAAACACTTTAGATGCTTTGAAAACGTTTTAAAAAGCATTTAAAAAGGTTTAAGAGGCATGCGACTTTTTAGCAAAGCGGGAAAAACAGGCAAAAAAGCGGTACAAAATGTCCCAAAAATCCAGTTTTTGGAGTTGGCACGGAGTTTGCTTTATATATATGACGCAGGAGCAAGAAGAATGAAAGAGGAAAAAATAACAGAAAAAGGAGGTACGAAGATGATGACACAAGCACAGAAAGATAAGATGAAAGACGATATCAGACACTTCTTTTCACAGTCAGACTACACAGTGAAAAATGACGTGATCGTCCAAGGACAGAAATGCAAATATGCTGTATATGATACATTAAAAAGATGTCGTTTAGCAATTCGTGTAGAAACATATATGCAGTACAAAGATGAAATTGAACAAGCTATTGCAGAAGCAAAAGAACTGAAAAAGAAACGTGAAGAAGAAAAGAAAAAACGAGCAGAAGAATTAGCACGATATCTGCGTGAAAACATACACGTAGTACTGCACGACAAAGACTGGGAGACAGGTAGAAGAATCTATATTCTCTCAGCCCGCCTTGACCGTCCGGATTGGGAGAAAATCAAACATTGTATGTACTACGTGAATACATACAATGATTACCACGGGGAATGGAATGAAGAGTTCAGGGGGTGGGCAGTGCGTGAAGACAAAATAGAAGAGTTAGAAAACATTTTGAACGTAAAACCTGAGCTGAGACTGAAAGCACGAGAAGAGAGAGCAAAGAAAGAAAAAGAAGAGCATGAAATGAAGAAGAAAATACGCGCACAATATCAGAAAAAAATTGATGAGGCGTTTCAGAATGCTGAATATGTGCAACCCACCGCGGGACTGATCCAGGTTGAGGGGGAAATCATAGATCACCCTACTTGCGAACGGGATGTATATGGAACTGGCATATGGTTCATCATTCAGAAAGACGAAGGGTGGATATGGAAAATTGAAAACCATGGGATGGATGGTGACAACTGGCGCTGCAACAATGTTGCGACAGAGGGCGCAGGGGCAATTGGTGTGCGCGTCAAATATACACATGAACTAGAACATTTAATTCGAGAATTTTCTGAAATAAAATAAATCAAACAACACAAACAAAAAAAAGGAGGTATAACATGACAGCAAATGTAGTAATACAATATTATGCACGAGGCAACGTAGGAACTGATGAAGCTAGTGAGGAATTAGTTCAATTTGCTGAAGAAATAAAAGATTGTTATGAAAGAAAAGGTTACAGAAGAACAAAAGAAGAGTATGAAGATTTTGATGTCGAAGGAGAATTTGGTAGAGGCTGGAGTATAGACTTTGATGATGATGCAGAAAGTATAACAATTAGTAATAAGATGCTTGACAAAGAAGGTGGCTCCTGGGGTTACG